TTGTTATAATTCATATTAAGAGTTAGATATGAAATTTAAGAGAGATTTAGTTAAATACGTACGAGATAAAGCTAAATCACAGTATAAAAAAGGAAGCGAATGTTTTATTTGCGGAAATACTGACAACTTAGATTTTCACCATTTTTACGGATTAACCGAACTACTAGAAACTTGGCTAAGTAAAAACAATATAAGTATAGAGAGTGAGCAAGACATACTAGATATTCGAGAGAAGTTTATAGGTGAGAACTATGATAAAGTTTATGATAAAACAGTTACTCTCTGCCATCAGCACCATTTAAGACTACATTCAATTTATGGTAAGCGACCCAAACTATTCACAGCAGAGAAACAAGCTAGGTGGGTCGAGAAACAAAGAGAAAAGACACATGGCATGGTATGATTTTTTAATAGGCAGAAGTAACGAAGAGATTGAGGAAAAACTCAATCCTTCGCAATACGTCATTTCTAGAAATGAAGGAATGACAATAGACAGCCAAGAAGTTGTCACTAATTATAAAAATGCATATGAACAACTAGAAATTGTAAATAGAGCTGTAAACATGATAGTAGATGATGTTGCAGAAATTCCATTTACAGTTGGCGAACAACGAATAAGTACTAACAATATAATAAAAAATATTCGTAGAGTAAAAGTTGATCAACTACTAAATTTTGAACCAAATCCTTTTCAAGATGTAAGTACATTTAAAAGAAATCTGATAATTGACTTACTAATTGATGGTAATATATTTATATACTTTGATGGTGCTCATTTGTACCATCTACCAGCGGATAAGGTAACAATTTATTCAGATGATAAAACATATGTAGAAAAATACAGTTATGATAATAGCATTGATTACAGTGTCAATGAAATTATACATATAAAAGAGAACAGTTTTAAATCTATTTATAGAGGAGTTCCAAGATTGAAACCAGCTTTTAGAACTATGCAGTTACTAGGAAGCATGAGAAAGTTTCAAGATAACTTCTTTAAAAATGGAGCAGTTCCAGGTTTAGTACTAAAAAGTCCTAACACTCTTTCAGAAAAAATTAAAGAAAGAATGTTACAAGCTTGGAGTATGAGATATAATCCTAATACTGGAGGTAGAAGACCTCTTATTTTAGATGGTGGACTAGAAGTAGATTCATTATCAAAAGTAAACTTTAAAGAATTAGACTTTCAAGAGTCAATAAAAGCAAATGAAAGAATAATACTAGAGGCAATGGGAATACCACCAATTTTATTAGACGGTGGTAATAATGCAAACATAAGACCAAATCATAGACTATACTATTTGGAAACAGTATTACCAATAGTAAGAAAAATAGGATATGCTTTGGAAAGATTTTTTGGATTTAAACTTAATGAGGACGTAACAGGTATTCCTGCTTTACAGCCTGAATTAAGAGACCAGGCAGCTTACTACGCAACACTAGTGAATACAGGAATTCTTAGTGCAAATGAAGCAAGAGAAGCAATGGGTAAAGATCCAATAGAGGGATTTGATGAGCCTCGTGTTCCTGTCAACTTAGCAGGTTCATCAGTCAATCCTGAAGAAGGTGGCAGACCAGTAGAGACCCCACCAAGCGAGGAAGAATAATATGACAAAAGATATGATGTTAAAAGCTTTATCAGACTTCTGTTCCAAACATGGAAAAGAAATCGATTTAGCTGAATATAAATCATTTGGGTCAGATGTTCCTGTTAAAGACTACCTTTTAAGAAGAGAGTTTGGAAACTGGACTAGAGTACTCAATTTTATGAAAAAAAGATATCCTATTTCTGTCGCGCCTGCAAAGGTTGAAAAACCAAAAGCAGCACCTAAAAAGGCAGCACCTAAAAAAGCTGCAGTGAAAGGGGAGAAAGAAGATGTCAAAGATTAATCAAAAAATATTTCATTGGACTAATACTTTTAAAACTCTGGGCGAAACCGATGATGGCGGAATAGACATCAAAGGTTCTGCAAGTACAAATGCACTAGATAGAGCTGGCGATATAATAGAACATGATGCGTGGACAAAAGGTGGATTAGAAAATTTTAAATCTAATCCAATTATTTTGTTTAATCATGACTATAATAAGCCGATAGGTAGAGCAACAGGTTTAGAAGTTTCCAAAAACGGTTTAGATATTTCGGCAAAAATATCAAAAGCTGCTGGAGACATAAAAGATTTAGTTAAAGATGGTGTCCTTGGAGCCTTTTCCGTCGGTTTCAGAGTCAAGGATGCTGATTATATGCCAGAAACTGACGGATATAAAATAAAGGACGCAGAACTTTTTGAAGTCTCTGTAGTATCAGTACCTTGCAACCAGGGAGCAACGTTCTCTTTAGCAAAGTCATTTGATAATATGGAAGATTACAACAAGTTTAAAAAGCAATTTATCAAGGCTAACTCGATAGACTCAGCAGACGCTGTGAAAGTTGAGCAGCCAAGTGGGGAGAAATCCCAAAAAATGGAGACTAATATGTCAGAAGTAAATAAAACTCCTGAAACTTCTCCTGAGTTCGATTTGAATCAATTTGCAGCAGAAGCAGCTGAAAAAGCTGTTGCTCAATATGCAATGAAGCAAGCCGAACTTAAAGCAGCTGAGGAAAAGGCTCAAGCTGAGCAGGCTGAAAAGCAAGCTCAAGTCGAGGCGGAAGAAAAGGCTGTTCAAGAAGCTAAGCAGGAAGAACAAAAAACCCTTATCGAAGTAGGGTTATCTGGTGCTGAAAGACTTATGTCTGATGTTGAGAAAAGAGTTAAAGATGACTATTCTAATTTAGAAGCAGTTGTTAAAAATCTTGAATCACAACTAGCTGAAAAATCTGAAGAAATCATGAGTATTCGTGAGTCAAAAAGAGTTTTTAGTGATAGACAAGGTCAAGGCGACTGGAAAAAAGCTTTTGAGAACGACATCATTGATGCAAAATTTGCTGGTTTAGCTACTGGTAAAGGATGGGACAATGATTACGCAAAAGGCGTTATGCAGAAAGTAAATCAGCACTCAGGTGTTGAAGTATCTTCAGCAGACTTTGAGCAAGTCGTTTCAACAAACATCGAAAGAGATATTCAAAATGAGCTAGTTTTAGCACCTCTATTTAGAGAAATCGCTATGACTTCAGCTAATATGATTATCCCAATTCTACCAGATGCAGGTTACGCTGAATTCGCTTCAGCTCAAACAGCCTCTGGTTCATCACCAAAAGGTAACTTAGATGCAAGAGGTGATGCATTAGGTGCACCATACAACGGTGTTGATTTAACAGAAAGAAATCTTTCAACTGTTAAACTAATCTCACAATCATACTTAGGTAATGAGACAGAAGAAGATGCAATTCTACCAATTCTTCCTTTAATTAGAGAGTCTATGGTTAGATCACATGCAAGAGGTATCGAGAATGCAATCCTAGCAGGTAACCACGATAATGGTGTTTACTCATCAGGCGCATTTGAAGGTCTATTAGCAGCAGCTGATGGAGATAACCACGAAACTTCAGCAGGTGCATCAGGCTTCGCTACAAGTGACTCTGTAGCAGCCGCTGACTTACTTGCAATGAGAAAGAACATGGGTAAATATGGTATTAACCCTTCAGAAGTTGTTTACATCGTTTCACAAGATGTTTACTATAACCTTCTTGAAGACCCAGAATTCCAAGATGCACAATTAGTTGGCGATATGGCAACTAAACTTAACGGTGAAATCGGCCAAGTATTCGGTTCAAGAGTACTAATGTGTGACGAGTTCGCTTCTAAGGCAGCTGGAATCTACGGCGCAATCGCTGTATACCCAAGAAACTACGTAATGCCAAGATTAAGAGGTGTTACAATTGAGTCAGACTACGAAGTAGCTAACCAAAGAAGAGTACTTGTGGCTTCACAAAGACTTGGATTTACTGACCTAATTGATAACGTAACTTCTAAGTGGGCATACGCTTATAAAGGAGCCTAAGTTTAGGTTAATGGTTTTGGTGGGCTACCTTAAGCCCACCACTTTTTAGGAGAATTATGGCAAATTTAGTAACATTGAGAGAATACAAAGATTTCGCAGGACTTACAGGAGTAAGTGAAGATGCGAAATTAAATGTTATTATACCTTCTATAAGCCAAGCAGTAAAAACTTATTGCGGCACTAGTATTGTAGATTACTACTCTAGTGATAAAGTTGAATACTTTGATATACATGACGATAGCACTTATCAGATAATGGTCGACGAAAGTCCTCTTGTCAGCGTATCAGAAGTACAAGAAAGAGATGGACAATCTGGAACATACACTACATTAATTAGTGAAAATTCAGATTCAAGTGGTAAATATGACTATGTAATAGATTTAGAAAAAGATTTAATTACAAGAACAACTGCCACTAGTGACAAAGCTTTTCCAAAAGGAAGAAAAGCAGTAAAAGTTACATATAGAGCAGGATATTCGTCAACTCCAGCAGATTTAAAATTAGCATGTTTTGATTTGGTAAAATATTACTTAAAAGATGAAAGAAAAGCCTCTTTAACAATAGCAGGTGCTCAGGTTCAAAACCAAGTATCTACTAGTTTAAGAGAAAATATAGATTTCCCAGACCACATAAAGAGAATCTTGGACTTCTATAAAGTTTATAAATAATGCCAGTAAGAATTCCTCGACAAGGAGAAATTAAGTTTGAAGAGCCTAAACGAAAGAAGGCTACAAGTTTAAGTGAAGCAAATAGAAATTTAAAATCTTATTTCTCAGAGAACGTTACACAAGTACTAAGACCTGAATTAAATAGATTAGTTAAACATGAATTAAAAATAATTGAATTAATTGATCAGGGAGCAAAACTTACTACTAGTATTCCAAGGATGGCGGCAACTTTAAGTAACTTCTATGCATTAGCAGCCAATCAAGGATATGGCATAGGCAAGGAAACTAGTGTAGAAGGTGGTGGTGGAGCTAAAGTTTTTGGACGAGTTGAGTCTGCTTTTGATGAAGTAAAAAGAAAAACTAAATCTTTATTTGATGCAAGATTTTTTAATGGTAAAGAATTTGGGCACAAAGATGTTACTATAGTTGGAACACGATTGGTAGGATTTATTGAAGCCTGTGAGTCCCTTGAACGAGAAATACGAAATGTACGTTCAAGAAGACCAGGAAGAAATCCTACTAGAGAAGAAACAATAGAAAAATTACCTGTAAAACAAGCAGGATTACAAGCAAAAACTATTGGAGAGTTGAGAAAAGCAAAAAGAGCAGCTCAAAAAATGTTAATAGGTAGTGAAGTTTTACAAAAATTACCTACGAATAATACTCTAAATTCTCAAACAAAGTGGATGAATTTAGCACAAGAAGTTAATAAAATAAATAACTTACAAGAGTTTTTAACTTCTACTAAGAAAAAATATTTTGATGTTCTACAAGGTAAAGCATCAATTGAACTAACAGTAGAGTTAAAAAATGATAACCAATTTAAAGCTTTTTATGAAAAAGCGTTTGGAGCAAACTTAAGTAAGATTGCAAGAGGTACTGTAACAAAATTAGATAAAAATTTACAAAAAGAATTTTTAAATACAGTAGATGTAACAGGACTTAAAGGCTCTCCTTCAATAGAAGGAAAAATAGTAAAAGATTTAACAAAGATAGCTAGTGGACAAAAAGTACAAAAAGGAAAATACTCAGAGTCTGCAAGAACAAGAATGAAGCCTGCTACTTATAAAATGCAAAAGTTTACAAGTGGAAAAGGACTTAGTAAACTTGCTAAACAGGCAAAAGATGCTGCAAACTTTGTAAAAGGAACTAATTTAGTAGCTCCTGTAACTCGTGAAAGAGGTGGAAGCAACACCCAAAGAGAGATAAACAAATTAAGAATGCAGATTAATCGCAGACTACCTGCAGAAGTAAGAAGAGAAATGGGCAGGCCTGCATTAATTAACAGAACAGGAACTTTTTCAAACAGTGTACAGTTAACAAGTTTAAGACAAGGACCTAAAACTTTAGTTGGTACTTATACTTATCAGGCAAACCCTTATAGAACATTTGAAAGTGAGGGAGCAAGACAATGGCCAGTAGGATATAATCCAAAGCCACTAATAGCAAGAAGTATTAGAAACTTGGCAGAACAGTATACAGTTGAAAAATTTACACTTAGGAGAGAGTAATGGCAAGTACATACAGAACAAATAGAACAAAAATTGTCCATGCTCTAGTAGATAAGTTAAAAGAGATTGATGGAAGTCACCCTTACAATATAAATGTATTTGATAATGTGGCTCCAAAAATGGTCTTTTTAGATGAAATAGAACAATATCCAAAAGTTTGTGTTGTTGCAGGTGACGAAACAAGACAATACCAACCTGGCGGATTTAAATGGAGATTTTTAACATTAACAGTTAGGGCTTATGTACATAATGCAGAAGACCCTCAAGAAGAATTAGCATTGCTACTTGAAGATATTGAAAGATTAATTGACGAGAGCGATGCACTGGTGTATGACGACACTGTAGATCCAAACCTACTGACAACATCATTATCGATTGAGTCTATAGGAACTGACGAAGGAGTAATTGCTCCTCTAGGTATAGGAGAAATAGTACTCGAAGTACGATATTAGGAAACGAAGACGCTGATTAAAATCATGCGAAATCCTTTCCATAGAAGTAAATAGGAGAGAAGCAATGGCTTTAAATCTATCAAGAAATACCAAAGTATTTGTGAGCTCAGTGAATGGGGTAGTTGCAAATAGCAACGCTTCAAGAGGTGGAGTTAAAAGTATAACTACACTTGGTGGAACCACTAGTGGAACATATGCTGTAGGCGATGTTCTTACATTGCAAGGTGGAACCAACTCTGATGAAATGAAAGTTATCGTTAAAACAATTAGCGGTAGCGATGTTGAGTCAGTTTACATTCCAAATAACTTTAGAGGTAACAACTTTACAGATGCAGAAACACTATCTCAAACTGCTACTACAGGTACAGCTACTGGTTTTACAGCAGTTGTAGACGGAGTATCAGCTAACGGTAAAACCGTAGATGGTAGTAGAAACGGTCTTGGAGTCTTTAAAGGAAATGAGAGTAATGCAAATACTTTTAAAATTGGTGTATTAGATGGGTATAGTTTTTCTCAAGCTAGTGAAAATACTGACATTACAGTCAGTGAAGCGGGTGCTACACCGAACAGGACTTCAAGAAGATTTAACGACTCCTTGGCTCCTGCAGAATGGTCATTCCAAACATATGCTAGACCTTTTGTTCATGGAACAAACTCTTATAGAGATTCAGGTCAAGTAGATATGGTAGAGAACATTCTTTGGGCAGCTCTTGCTGGACAAAGTATAACAAAAGCAGAAGATGATGTAGATACAACACAATCATCAGCATCAACTGCTGGTGCAACAACAAATGGTGCGATTCAATTCACATCAACTACAGCAGACGTAAACTTTGTTAGTTCAGATGCTCACGAGCTATTAAAACTAAACATTTTCTTTGCACTAGAAAATACAACATATAGACTTAACGAATGTCAAGTCAACCAAGTAGAGATTGACTTCTCTATTGATGGTATAGCAACTTTAAGTTGGTCAGGTAATGCTACAACTATTGATCAAGTGTCTGAAATTATTGAAGATCCTTCAAAAGTATTATCAACAGATGGTACTACAGATACTGGCAATACAGACGGAACATATGCAGAAAAATATAATTATGTAGATGTTACTGGTAGTTCAGATGCTGATTACTTAAAGAATAAACTATCACAACTATCTTTATCTACTGCCGAACAAGGTGGTGGAGTAAGTACTGGTGGTTTAGCAGCTAAAACTTATTCAGTTAATATAACAGGCGGAAGTATAACAATTGCTAATAATATTACTTATTTAACTCCTGAAACATTAGGTATTGTAGATAAACCTATTGGTTCATTTACTGGAGCTAGAAATGTGACTGGTTCATTAACTTGTTACTTAGACACAAAAACAAATGGTTCAAATGATTTGTTAAAAGATTTAACATCTGCAACAAGTTTAATTCAGCCATCGTTTGATATGAGTTTATTTATGGGTAATGCTTCTGGAACAGCTCCAAACATTGAGTTGGATATTCCAAGAGCTATGTTATCTATTCCAACAGTAGAAGTTGC